TTGCAGTCTCCCACGCGCACCGTTTCACGCTGCGCCCACGCGTACTCTGGGCGATTTGTTGCGATGCCGACATAGCAGGCGATAAGGACCGACCCCGCATCCTGCAGCGCACCCGCGATCATGGCGGGGTAGTCAGCGAATGCCCCATCCGCGCCGATGCGGCGCGGTTCCTTGCCCTTGCGTGACCACGCCTTGCAGGCGTTGACGGCGTTCACAGCAGAGAGGACCGACGAACGATCCACAATGCGGAGGTCGCCCGTGGCATCGTTCCCCGCTGCGGGAACATATCCAAGGATGCGAGTCTTGACGGAAACGACATTCTTCGTAGACTTTGCCATGATCGTAACTCCCGTGCCTAGCACGGCTCGTGTGTGTCCGATAGTGGTCGCTATCGGTCGATATTCGCTAGCAAACGCGCTAGCGAATCGGGAAGCCGATCCACACTCTTTCAAGTGTGGATCGGGGTGGGTTTGTTGGGCGATTCCGCTTTGGATCGGCTTGCGTTCAACGGCTTGCTAGGTCCGTTGAATGGTGCAAGTCTTTGGTTTATAGTCGAAGTCATTAGCGGGGGTTATCGGATGGGGTTTACAGTCTCGCTAGCGGACCATGGTCGGCTAGGGAGAATACCTACCTAGGGTCATTGCCTACCCTACGCTAGCCCTGTACTACATGGGGTTTGCGCCTACCCTTGATGGGTAGTGCGGATAGGTCCGATATCCTAGGCTTGCCCTGATGCATGGCACAGGGCGCATCCGCAGTATCCTGCGGGGTATCGACTCTTCCGACACACACTGCTCTCTGTAGCCTCTACCTACAGGGAGGGGCGTGTGTCGGGTTGGATTGTCAAAGACGGTCGCGGAAAGAAATGCGACAACGGGAGGATAGCGACTACTTCGGCTATGTCAAGCATTCGACTCCAACAAAGTCACAAGATTGTGCAAATCTTGTTATCGGTCCTAGCGATGCGACTCCTATATAGAGAGGAGCATTCCACTAACGGATACCGTACAGATACCCTAACGGACGCCATAACTTCAACGGCACAGGCGATAGTGGAAGTTCGCTAGGATCGCATTACAGACTTCGGACGGTAGGGGTAGGGGTACGGGAGGGTCCGAATCGTAGCGCCGCAGGGACGATCCTAGGCGCCCTAGCGACGAAGGTTATTTGGACCATGTATCGTCAACATGGGCTAGTGTCACTTCGCAATGGGTGGGCGGACAATGGGCTAGGGATATGTCAACGGAGGGTGAAGTGGACAAAGAGGGCGCCCCTTGACAATCTCCCAGCGGAGTGTCAATGGGACGCCCTATCGTTGACATCTAGCCCTGCGGGCGATGCGCCATGCCGCCACGGGAGGGCGGATGGATGCGTACGGGTGGTGGGATGGGCAGGAGGGCAGCGGGTGGGGGGTAGAGGGGGGTAGCGCGCCGCTGGCGGAGCTCCATACCCCCGCTTGAATATCCGACCCCCAGTCGATTTCGGGTCTACGCCCCCAAGGGACTCCCGGGGAGGGAAGTCCGCATGTGAGCCCTATGGTATACCTATGGTACCATAGATACTATATATGAAGGAGAACTGCGTTCTCCTTCATAATGGGTCGGGTAATACCCCCCCTACTTCTTCCTACCCAGGCGGGAGATACCCCACCTCTTTGTCGTAGTCGACCTAGCTTGCCACTCCCTGCCAGCTTCCTTCGAGAACATCCCACCCGAGATGGGCAGGACGAACCGGGACGGCACAGGGTTGTTCCATTCCTTCACGAACTCCTTGGCGACCTTCTCCATCTGGAGCTTCTCCAAGGTATCGACACGGTCACTTGAATCCAGGGCCATCATGTCCTTGTACCACCCGACAGCACCAGCCAGGGCCTCGACCTGATCGTCGTGCCTCAGCGAGTCCTTGTCCCTGGTGATCCTGGAGACCTGGTTTCCCAGGGTAGCGTTCTTGGCTACCTTGGTCGAAACGCAGATCCTGTGCTGGGCCATGGCAGGCTCCAGGGTGTCGATGATCCGCAGCTCCTTCTGTCCCTTGTTCCTCTTCTCCTCCACAGCCACTGATCCAGCCAGACGGGCCAGATGGGGCTGCAGGAGCTTGCCGTACATGCCGTCGCCCCAGTTGCTTTCTACAATGACCGTCTTCACGACGTACTGGGCTGCGATGGTCGCAAGCTTGGCAAGGGTGTCGTCAGAGTGACCTCCCTCCAGTCCGTCGCACTCCGGGATGTGGATGATGCCGTTCAGGAGACGAGCCACGCAATATCCAGTCTGGTCCTCGCCACGGCCTGCCGGGTCGATGTACATGATGGAGTTCTCGTACTCCGCCCACCTCTGGTCCATGTAGACGGCGTTGTACCACCTGTCACCGGCCAGGCCCGCGCACTCGATGTTCGCTGGTGAGGTCGTACCCCACACCACGTTCATGGGCGCCATGTTGGTCGCCATGTCCCAGACGATGAAGCTGGACAGCCTGAGCGGATACCGGTCGGCATCGCTGAGGGTCGTATCCAGCAGCATCTGCAGTGCGAACATGGACGGGCCCATGATGGCCTCTCGTTCGATCAGCAGGTCGTCCGGATAGTATGTCGGATAGGTGGGATCCCCGGGCTTGGCGGTCTCGGCCTCCAGGTGATCCAGCAGCATGGGAGCCAGGCGGATCATCTGACGGTCGTCCGCAGGATTAGGATACCGTGCAGGCCACCTGCGGCACTCGTAGTGCTCCGCAAGGCGGTTGTACACCGAATCCTCGGTCTGAGGGGTACCCAGGTAGATGATGTCTCCACCCGGGTTGAGGACGTTCTCAAACTCCCGCAGGCGGTGCATCAGGGTATCCCGTGCCTCTACGGTCCTCGAGTTGTCCACGATCTCTACGTCGTCATTGATGATCACGTCCACGTGTGTACCTGTGATCATGCTCTTGATGCCGTAGGCTGCCACCGAGGGGTTCTTGCTTGGGGTGGTCCTACAGCCGACGTCGAACCGGTCTGCACCGTCCCGGTCCCACTCCCCGGGCCGCAGGTGCTCCAGCTCCTCCATGCTGTCCAGCAGACGCCGGACCAGCAAGATGAACTCTCGGGCACGGGTCTGGACAGCCGACACGCACAGGATGGTGGTGTCGGGGTCGCAGTACAGGCGCCAGGCCGTGTAGGTAGCCGTCAGGTACGACTTACCGGCGCCACGCATGGCCTGGATCATCCGTCGCTTCGGGCCGTTCTGGAGGAAGTCGCAGATGTCGTACTGAACCGCCGCAGGCTCCGGGAGACCCAGGACCTGCCATGCCCTGAAGGCGAAGTTCCGGAAGTCCGACTTCAGCATCAGGGTGTATTCGTTGTCTACCATGGGGTGTTCGCCTTACCGGGAAAATCGCATTACAGACCTCGGAGGGTCTACCCCTCCGGAGATACCCCCTGAGGCACAGAAAGCCTCAGCGGGGCTCCTAGGGGCCTTAGAAACGATCCAGGGGCCTTTCGGCCCCCGGGATCTCAGCCTATCTTCTTGAACGGGAGGATCTCCCGCATCTTCTCCAGCTTCCCATTGGGGATGTCCATTGCCTGGACACCGTTGTCCTTCAGGAAGCGGAGACCTGCCTGAGCCCAGCCGGGGGACACCCGGTCTGGATCCTTCATGGCGTCGATGATGGCATCTGCGGTCAGGTGCCAGATCTCGTTCGACTTGTCGTCTTTACTTGGGGTGCTCATCGTCAAGCCCCTTTCGTGCAAGACCCAGGGTGAGGGCCTGCAGGGAGTTGCGGATGTCGTGGACGTGCTTCTCTAGCCGCACGATGCGGTCCTCGTAGGCCTTGTTGCGCATGTCCAGCTGGACCTCGATCTTCTTGACGTCCGACTTGATGGACATCAGCATCGTGACCAGCCAGGCTACACTACCTATCGTGGGGATACCGACCATGGCGACCAGCTTGAACAGGTCCTCAAGCGTCATGCTCATGACTGGGTATCCTCCCACGCAGTGATGCGGAGACGGCCGGAGGCTGGCCAGTCCTTCAGGTTGAGCGATGCGATGACGGTGCCATCGGCCTCGAAGTCGGCTCCCTGGTCAATCTGCGAGATCACCAGGACGGTTCCGCTGGTCGTTCGGTCCACGGCGCAGTGGCACGCCGCGCCGCCGGTGACGCCACGCGCCTTGCGGTTGGTGACGTTGTTTGTCTTGGTTCCCGAGTACGACCGCATGTTTGCCCACAGAGTGGCGTAGACATCGGTAGCGTCGTCACTGCCTGCGGTGACCTCGATGAGCACGGGACCGACGACGAACGAGAACGCACTGGTGGTCTTGTCCGCGGCTCCTCCGCTGAGCGTGATGAGCTTCGTCTCCACCCGGGCTCCCGAGGAGTAACCGGCGATCTGGTTCGTCTGAATCTGTTCAGTAGCCATTAGCTAGACCCCCTTGCGAGGAACACTCGAGCCTGACGGCTGGTGTCGCACTCGATGTTGCCTGCGCCAACAGCACTCTGGGCGGTACGGGCGAACGTGAATGCCACGCTCGAACCGCTGCCGATGATCGTGCGGGTGAAGGTCAGGTCGAAGTATGCACCACCACCGGCGTCGACGTCAGGGACGAAGACACGGATGGGGTTGCTGGGTGCGTTGGTCGTCAGGGACGACGTGATCACACCGGTGGCCGACGCGAAGTGCGCGGCACCGCTGTGGACGATGGGAACCATGACCGTGAAGGTACCAGCCGTGAAGCCGCACGTTGCGGAGAAGTTCACGGAGGTGACCGACCCGGTCAGGGTGCAGTTGGCGGTCATCGCCGTAAGGTCGCGGATGTTGTCGACGTACGTCTTGGTAGCCGCATCCGTTCCCGTAGTCGGCGTGGCCAGGTTCGTGATGCGCTGGCTGTTCAGGGACACCGAGGCCGTGGGAGCGGCCATCTGGTCGAGGCGGTTGGTCCGGACCTGGGTGTCGAAGTTGCTGACGTATGAGCTGGTCAGGGTCGTCCACTGTACGGCAGAGCCGACCGTGGCAAGGACCTGACCGCTGGAACCCTCGTCGATCTTGGCCGGGGTGACGGCATCGTCCTGGATGGACGTGGTCGTCACCGAGTTCGTGGTCAGGATAGCGGCGACTGCACCCTCGGGGTACGCCACCAGGATCTTGTCCGATGCCGAGGGCGCAGGGGTGATCGTGATGTCGGTGCCGACGATGGTGTAGTGGGTGCCGGGGCGCTGGCGAAGACCGTTGATGTAGATCTCCACATCAGACGGATCCGTGATGGCCGAGATTGCCGAAGGCAGGGCGAACGCCGTGGTCGCACCGTCTCCTGTGTAGACAACTGTACCGATTCCGCTAAGGGATGCGGGAAGTGCACCGGTGACGGCGGCCTGAAGCTGGTTGACGGTGACTGCATCGGTGCCGTTGACGCCCGAGGCGATGTTGCCGACGCGGCGTCCACGTCCGTTCCACTGACCGTCAGTACCCAGGGTCATCGCATCGGTCTGGAGGTCGAACGCCTCCTGCACGATGAAGAACAGCTGGTTGCTGTCGAGGTCAAGGAGCTCTGACGTGATGTTGGTGCTGTCGACGTAGTCGATGTACCGTGTGTCCTTCTTGGTCTCGCGTGCGCACCGGAGGAGATCGGTGTCGTATAGGTTGGCCGTGAGCGTGATCTCCTCGTTCACCGTGTCGATGGTGTAGTCGGTGGTCACGGTCAGCAGCGTGCCGTTCTTGTAGACCTTCAGCTGCGTAGAGATGCTCTCGGTATCGGCGGGAAGGAAGTCCACGGGGCCCCCGTATGAGAAGGGCCCCGTGGTTCCGCCAGCCGTACCGACATGCTCCGTGTAGGAGTATGCCATGTCTTAGTTCTCCAGGTCTCCAAGCATGAGCCGGGAGTACCAAGTGTTTAGAAGAGGTGTGTGAGACTGCATGAACTTGAAGTCACGTTCCCCGGTCTTCTCGTCGGAGAACACCATGCGGGAGAACTGTGACCCTGACTGCAGGATTGGACCGAAGATGTTGTTGCCGCGGATCGTCTGTCCACCACCACCGGTCAGCGAGTCGACGAGCGACATCGCGGAGGTGTGGTGGGCTCCGAGCCATGGGGTCTTTACGGCACGGCTGAGGAAGAATCCCGCCGGGTTGTCATTCCACTGCTGCTCAAGCTTGTCGGAATCCGACTTGCCCGTGGCGACCTCACGAACCGCCTGATAGATGTTCTCTCCAACCATCAGTGCAGCGTAGGTCGTCGCAATGGTCGAGAGTCGACCGTTGGCGGCGGTGCGGAACGCCACATTGGTGGCGAAGGCACGGCTGTACGAAGTCAGGTTGTAGAACATCTTGTCGATGGCGGACCCGGCTTCAACGGAAGAAGCAAGGCTTGCCGTGGGTACGTGGAAGTTGTGGGCCGACGTCAGGAACTCGAGCATCGCGCCCATGGTCCTGTCGTCGACTCGTTCCCGCAGGGTCCACAGGCTGAAGACCTGATCCTGACCTGCGAGTCCGTTCCTAAGGTTCCTGACGACATCGGGCGTCAGTAGTCCTGCGTGGTTCATCTGGATGGCGACGTCCCAGGGAATGCCTGCATCCTGTGCAAGCTGCCTGAACCGTGCCCGTGCCGCGTCGGTGTTCTCCGCAACGGCTCCGGCCCCCTCGAGCGAACGGGCAAGCCGTTCCATGTTGTCGAGGCTGCGGGTGATGAACTTCTTAGCCTGGCGGTCTGCGACGACGCGGGCGATGCCCGAGAAGTACTGCATTCCACCGGAACGCATGCCGGTCTCGCCGAACGCCTCTGCAAACGCAATGGCTGATCCGGTGACGCGACCGTACGCTTCGGCTCCTTCGGTCACCGCCTCCTGTCCCGTGGCTACGTGCCAGAACCGTTCCCAGGGCGCGATGAAGCGCTCCGAGACCGAGGTACCGACACCTGATCCGAAGGACGAGTGGGCGTGGGAGATGTACTGGTCGACGCCATGCGAGACGTCCTCGTAGATGCCGAAGTCACCTGAGTGACGGATGGCATGAAGTGCGTCGAACATACCGGACATTCCACCGCCGTACATCTTAGATGCCGTGATGGCACGTGGAAGCTCGACGGCAAGACCCGCCATTCCCCAGAACGCACCTGCGGATCCACGGACAATGCCGGTGGAGATACGCAGAGCCGCGTCAAGGGCTGGCTTGGTGTTGTACTGGGCGCGACCGGTGGCGAACTGCCACTTCTTCTCGAGGGCGTCGATGGCCGACTCCATCTCCTTGCGGACGACCACGTCGGTGACCGACACCGCCGACTGCTTCAGGGCAGCGAGCACCTCGTCAAAGGTGCACGGAGTCCCCATGGCTTCGGACAGCTGGGCATCGAACATGATCTGAGGAGCACGGATCTCCATGTAGAGCTTGTGCTCCATCATGGGCGATC